TACATTTATAAAAAGAACAAGTCACTTTGTTATCCCTTCTTAAAGGATTTTTGAATAATCCTTTCTTTACAGGAATATTTAAATAATGACTTAGATACGTTTCTTTTTAAGTATCTCTGGAGATATACCATATTCTTTCCACCAATCAAGTTCAGCTTTTGTGAAATTTTTAATTTCTACTCCTATTTTTGATGGACCAGAGTCTTCAAATTTAGGAGATTCTCTAATTGATACGATAGTTCTTGGAGTTTTTTTAGAATCCTTTAATCCAAAGTCTTCTGCGATTATATTCATTGCTTCGTAATATCCAACATTATACTTAGACATTACTACACCAATGAAATTAAGCTGTTCACCTGTAGCGAAATCATGAAATAGTATATCTCCAGATTTACATTTATAAAAAGAACAAGTCACTTTGTTATCCCTTCTTAAAGGATTTTTGAATAATCCTTTCTTTACAGGAATATTTAAATAATGACTTAGATACGTTTCTTCAGAATAGTGAGAAAGTAAATAACTTTTAGTAATCTGAGGTTTAATTTTAAAATCCATAACATTATTTTAACTGTAACCCCAAATATAGTTATTTACTTTGAGAATTACAAATCGTTCATCAAATCGTTAAAGTCATCATCATCAGTCTTCTCGACATCAGGAACAGAATCACTATCGTTCATTGCTGTAGGAGCAGCTCCCTCATAAGCCTTCTTTTGTTGGAGTTCCCAAGCAGAGAATCCAAGAGCATCTCCTAAGAATCTTTCAGAAGTATATGCTTCTTTAGTCTTACTATTAACTCTTACGAAGTTAGGAAGTGCTGCATAAACTACTCCGTTATTATTACGGCCAGCAAGTAACAAACTAGATGTTACTGTAGATCCATCGAGAATCTTATGTAACAATGTGATGAACTGATCAAATGTGCTAATCTTTGCACACATAGCTACATACTTGTCATACTTATCTTTTGCATAAGTATCTACAACTTGAGCTGCGAAATAAAGAACTCTCTCCATATCAGAAGGCATTTCAGACTCATGTCCGTTAGCGTTCTTTACTGTACGACGCTCCTGACCTTGCTCATTAGGTTCGAAAATTCTCTCTCTATATATACCTTGAGGACAAGAGAATGTGAAATCCCATGCTCTCCAAGTACCACCATCTTGACGTTTACCTGTGAGTTCCTCACTAATACCATCAAACTTTACATCGTTATAAATATTCCAAGCTCTTAAATAATTACCACCTGCGTTAGTATTGATACTAGCAACATTACCAAAATTCAATGCCATATTAATTCAAATTTAAATTTTTACCTATTATTATCTACCAAATTAAAGATCATTGAAACTGAAATCGTCTTCTGTAATTTCTAATGAATCTTCTTCATCTTCTACATCTTCTTTTAAATCGAAGTCTTCTTCATCTTCTGGTTCAGGTTTGGCTTCTGGTGTTACGTCAGGAGTTGATTCTCCACGTAATATAAACAGACCATCTTTGCTAGGATGTGCTTCTAATTCAAACTCAGTACCAAATGCACGAAGTTCATCATTAGCCTTACCACGACAGCTTACTGTATTTGTCTTAGTAAGTTTATTTCCTCCCTTAGTTCCAAATGCTTCATCAGAACCAATTACAGGAATTGTTTGCTTTCCTACTTTCTGGAATTTAATATCAATCTTATCTCCAGCTTCTACACCAAGAAGATCTGTTGCACCAGTTGTGAGAATATATTTGTTATCTTCAAGTCTAAGAATAGGAGTTGGATTATCATCTACTTTAGATTTAGATGAAGAAGAACTAGAAGAACGAGGTTTCTTAATAGAATCATCCTTTAATTCTCTAGTTTCTTTAATAATCTCTCCTGTCTCTTCATCGATCCATTCATTCGTTACAGTTACTTTATATAACTTCATCAATCACCATTATTATAATTGTCAATAACTTTCAAAATCTCACTCATATCATTATCTATTAATAAAGAATCATACATTCCCATTGGAGTCTTTGCTACATGTTCTCCATCAGAATTGGTTAAGAACTTATAATCCATGGTATCTCCATTAGGAATAGCCATAGCGTAGAATACATAAGTAAACAAACCTTCAGGAGTTACCTTCTCTTGAACCATTTTACCAATAGTCTTTAGAGTCCAATGTGGATTAACAGCATCTCCTGTATTTTCTGAATGGGCTGTAAATATTAAAGTAAGATCGTCACGAAGTGAATCAGCTAATCTTAACAAATCAGTGAAATCACCACCAATATCATTAAACTTTTGGAATCCAGTTTCAGACCTTCTATCCATATATTCAAAACACATAGTATATTGAAGGTCATCAACAACTATGTTCTTGATTTCTGGACGCTTAGCATTAACAAATTTGATAATCTTTGCAATACTAGAACTTTTAGATGTTTGACACCAATTTCCTTTATTCTCTTTAGTATCAAATTTTGTATATTGCTTCTTCCATCCTCTCCAAGGAAGAGGTTTAGAAGTAGTAGTAATTATAAAAGTTTCTTCTGGATTTAAATTTCTAAGACTGGTGCTTTTTCCTTGACCACTCTCACCTAGTACTAAAATTGTTTCAGCCATTTAAATTGTAAAAGTCATTTTTGGTTTTTCTTCTAAAATTTCATCTGGAACGTCTTTTACTTCATCTTCTTTATCCATCAATAAATACGCAGGATCAGTATATTTAGTAAAGTCAAATATTTGATTTGCTCTAGGTAATTCTTTCCACATACCATTATGTCCAAAGAAATTACAACCTATTTCAACATCACTATCACCATATCTATTCTTTAAAACAGTTATAGATCTAAATTTGTCTCTTAATATACTGATATCATAATCATTGTGTGTATTCAATTTCTCTCGATGAGGATTAAAGATAGAAATGATTACTTCACTATCTTGAGCAACATTACCTGAATCTTTAGTATCATCAATCCTTAAATTATTCAAACCAAACTTTCTTCTGTCCATACTACCAGACTCTCTGTTTGCTTGCATAATTATAAGAGGA